CACTGTGGCTTACCCACTTAGCTGTAGGTGGGAAGAACTTTAGCCCTGCTACTTGCCTATCATCCACAAAAGTATAACCGCCACCGTTGCACGTAGAGCATCTATTAGTTCTGGCATATGGTGTTCCATCTTTTCTTACCTTTCTTATCTGTCCTGTACCATCACAAGTAGTACACTTCTTAGCTTTCTGTTTATATAACACGTCACTACTGTTACGTACCTGATACTTGTAGTCTTGATCATCCATACGTTCCTCAAACAACTCTGCCCAGAACTTCTTATCCTTTGGCTTGCGGCTGTAGATAACCCATGATAACTGCTCTGTACTACCAAGATTGATTGGACGATCACCCATCAAGTTACGTACCTGTTCCTCTAGTTTGATTACTAGTTGATCACGCTCTGTTTCATACTCTTGACGCACACTATCAAGCGCATCAAGATCAACTGCAAATCCACGTTGGTATATGTGGGCAAGATGTTTTGCCAATTGATTAGTCAACTTCACAGTATCCTGCAATGGCATATGCTCCTCATACATACGTAGCTTTGTATCAATGTGATTATACAGTTCTTGTGTTGCATGTATATCCGCAGAACAATAGTAAGACAAATCTTTGTGGTTCATGTTATGTACAGTGTTACCTGCTTTGAGCCACTCTTTCATAGTGTCTTGCTTCTTTGTATCTAAATCATACCGTTCTGCACACGCCTCAAGTGATAGAGGTTGTTTCTGCCCACGCTGTAATATGTACTCACCCAACATGGTATCAAAGATTTCACCTTCATAGGTAAAGCCTGACTCCCATAGCCACACTAGATCGTGTGCAGCATTGTGCATTATGAGAAGGGAAGCCTCGTCCAGTTTCAATTGAACGATGGCTCTCCCCTCTGTGGTAGGTTGTTGCTCTTCGTGATCGAATGTTACAAGGTCTTCGTTACCAAGATCATCTAGCATACCCACCATAACTAAGGTATTCTCTGGTTCGAAAGGGTCAAGGTGTAGCTTGCCATTTCTTTTTACTGTTGTGTGTTCTGTGTCGAGGGTCAGTTTCATTGTGTCTCCTAATAGTCTGCGGTTACTATTTCGTGTGTTGCATCTATTACTAACTCATTTGAATAGTAATCGTCAAGTGATTTCTCAAATTCTTTTCTGTTACCTTCATCATCTAATGCTTGCACTGCTTCTTTCAAAGTTAACTTGTTACGTTGCATTGCTGCAATTAATTCTACTTCTTCTAAAATTGTTTTACTCACCATTGTTCTTCTCCTCTCGTTCTTTTGCTCGTTGACGTTCCTCAAAACTGAATGGTCTGATGTCATTGTAACTTGTTACTTTATCAACAGACCTGTTTGTATAGAAGTCTACGATTACACCAGTGTTCCACTTGGCGCACTCTTCCTCTGCCTCTTTCATATTGTCAAACAGCTTGGGCTTGGGGTAGTTTACAAAACCATGTGTATTCTCTGGCACATACATGATGTCACCATCTACATCAATTACTACTGCTAGTTTCATTTAATTCTCCTATTCTTTGATATGCTTTCTGTAGTTGTTCTTGTAGTTCTTTTATATTTTGTTTAAGAGTTTCATTTTCAGAAGCCAAAGAGATAATCATCTTCCTATTCTTTTCAGCTTCCATTTCATCGGGTAACATTATCCATCTCTCCTTGTTACACAACTAATATCTACTATGGGGTCATTGAAACCTGCTGCTGCAATAACTTCTATCGCAAGTGTACTAGCATTGTCAGCATTGTTGACATATTTTACACAGGCATTCTCATATTTGAATGTTTTATACGGTATGACAAAAGGATCGCCCATATATAAGGTAACAAGTATGACCCAATTCATTACTCATCTCCCTTGTACATGGTTGTTCTTAACGCATTCCAAGACACAGGGTACAAGCTCAACATGGTATCACTAATCTTACTTGCAACTTTTTTACTTTCGTACTGTGCATCAGAAGATGTACGTAGGCTACACATCTTTGCAAATGCATACAGGCTACCTGACCAATACCACTCAGTCATCATCGACTGTGGTAGTACCATACGTGCTTGCTCTGGGCATACACCATCAGACAATAAGTTATGATATGTCTCAAGTGAGTATTGGTTTGTCGGTTTAGTGTTTATATCCACTACACCCTCACTGCCTTGCTTCTTATCCTCAGACTTACCTCTCCATTCTTGTGGCTCATAGAACTCAGGCTCACTGTCTACATAACGTCTACTGATTTCATTCCAAGGCATGTACTCATGCTTCTGTAACTGTCGTGCTACAAAGATGGGTGCTTTGACATGGAACGTAGCAAAGGCATGGTTGAATGGCGACTTGTGGTCATGCTCTGCGAGATACCAGATAAGCTTTTCATCAGCAGCTTTTACTTCCCACCTGCCTTTTATTAAATCAACACATTCATACTTAGACTTCTTACCAAATGATACACGTGCCGCATTCACTACTGTCAAGTCATCGCCCATGTGATCTATATACTCTACCTCAATCATTTATTTTCCTTTCACATTCTCGTATAGTTTTAAGAGCCACCTCTGGTGTTACCTTGAACCACTCCTTTGACTTGGCTACATGCTCTCTTAGTGTATGATGAACAATGTCTTCAAGTCTACGCTTGTCCCCACTATATATTTTACCATGTTCAATAACATCTTGAAAAGGAGTCCATGTGTTTGCACCAGTCTTTCTTTTGTCTACATCAATGCTCATGCCTATTTTAACGTGGCCTACATAAGCAGGGATACTAAACACATAGACGTAACCAGTTTTAATCTCAGGCTCAGACTTACGCACATGTTGTCTTGTCTTAACTAACTTCCTGTGCTCACGTGACTTCTTTCTATTTGTATCACACGTTCTGCATATGTATATGTTCTTTCTAAGATTACCCAACACAAGGTTATGCTCTCCTAGCTTTTCTCCACAATGCTTGCAGCATTTATCTAGCTCCTCAAATGTGGGATACTTTCTTTGTTGTCCTGAGTTATCAGTGTACTCATATCTACCGTCATTATATTCAACATCAAACATAATCAATCTCCTTCTACTAAGCTACGTAACGTGCAATCTTGTATTCAAGATCAGTGTGTACAATGCCATGCCATCCAGATAGTTTGTTCTTTACGACATTGATGTGGCGTTGGTTGTCCTCTTCCTCTTGCCCTTCTACTGTAGGGTTCTTGGAAATCATAATCATCAGGTCAGCCTCTGCTGCCTTACCAGTACGTGACCCTTCCATCATGGCTTGGTTCAGTACCACCTTACCCTCTGCCTCTGCTGATAGCTGAGACATGTAGAACATAGCACACTCATGTTGCTTGGCTATCTGTCTTGCATGTACTGCATTAGCCTTGAGTGCTTCATCAGGACGTGAGAAGCCACCCATCTTGGCAAACTTATCACCCATGTCCAGTATCACAATGTCAGGCTTGTATGACTTACATACTGACTCAACCCAGTTCATGTCACGCCCTGTCGCATCCTTGAACATGACGTTCTTACGTATCTGATCGAACACTTCCATAGCTCTCTGCTTGTTCTTACTAATCTCGTACTTGTCCATGCCTGTAGCTGCTGTAATGTACCTGTGAGCCACCCTGTGATAGCCCTCTTCGTTACATAATATAACACACTTAGCACCTTGCCACGCAAATCCCTGTGGAGAAGCAACAAGAGAAGCATGGAATGATGTCTTACCTGTGTTCGGCCTCGCCCCTACCTCAATCAAATGTCCTGCATTAATGCCCTCTACCTTACGTGTCAGGGTAGGAATGTTGAACGTCCATTGTGACTCCAAATCTGTCATCGACAGGATAGTATCAAGGCTTATGTCTTCCCACTCTACCTGTAGGTTAGGCGTGAAGTCATCACCGTATTGCTCCATCAAATTACGTAGTGGTTCAAGGCTAGTCTTACTGCCATTCACATAGTCAAAGCCAAGGTTAGCAATGTCCTCACCCACTACCTGTTGGAATAGTTTGGACAATACTTCCTGTGCCACATCACTACCCATAGGTGTTTCTTTCTTTACCTTGTGGAACAGGTGACTATATGCTTGCTTCTGTGCCGTAGTCAGTGTCGGATTGTTTGCCATGAACAATGCTTCTATCTCGTCAGGTGTAACTGTACGTGAGTACCTGTCCATTGCAGTATCCACTGCTTGCTTGATCTTACGTATGTCTTGACTGAACAATCTATCTGGGCATTTAGCACCACGATGTTCATCGTAGAACTCTTTGTCCATCAAGCTACGTACTAATGATAATTCCATTATGTATCTCCTAGTGTTGTTAAGTTATCTAAGTCGGTCTGGTTTCTGTATTTAAGGTCATCTTCTA